CGTGGTATTGGATTCGTTAATATTTCGATTCGTGTTATCGCTGACACTATTGTTGTTATTCGTATTGGTGTTATCAGTTTCTACCTTTGAATCAGATGTGGATTGATTCACGTTGGTATTAGTATTGGTATTGGTATTATCTGAAGTGCTAGTGTTGTTAGATGTGTTGTTGTTTGTATTCACATTGGTATTACTGCTGGTGTTGTTGTTCGTATTCGTATTATTCGTTGTACTCGTATTATTTGAATTAACTGTACTGTTGACTGTGCTGTTATTGGTATTGGTATTTACATTCGTGTTGTTGTTACTTGAGGTTGAGGTATTTACATTTGTATTTGTATTATTTGTTCCACCTGATGCAACATTATTATTTGTAGCTGTACTCGTAGTGGTCGCAGTAGATGTGTTCACATTGGTATTGGCGTTGCTGTTGGTATTTACGTTGGTATTTGAGTTAGTAGCTGTAGATGTGGATGTGTTGGTATTATTGTTCGTATTTGTAGCGGTACTGGTTGAGGTATTGGTATTTGTGTTGGTATTTGTGTTGGTATTATTTGTGGTTGTATTGTTCGTTGTGTCTAACGAATTTTGCTCACAAAATTCAGTACCAGCCGTACAGTCTGGGTTCTCAGGTTCGTTTTCTGCGGAACTTAATGCAACAGAACCTAGTAACCCTATAAAGAGTAGGACTCCTATAAAGGTTATCTTATATTTATTCACTGATTTTCTTGCTTAACTCTAATTTGTAAACGCTTTGCTCTATCTCCTACTTGCGTTGCCCATTTTGAGTCCATCATTTCTTCAGCAGCCGTATCCATATCCCCTTCTTCCATAGCTGCTAAAAACTTTTTGAATCCACTTAGTCTTGGAAGTCCCAAGTTAAAACACATGTTAGCTAAGACTCGCCTATGGTTATCACTTAGCCCTCTCCACCAAGACAGTCCTCTATCTAATTCTTTACAAACAATATCTATATCAGCGTTTAAACACTCCATAATTCGCTGCTCAGATATGGCAGTTCCAACTTCTTTTCCATGTTCTTCATCGGATTCTAAAATCAAATGCCCAACACCCATTGTTGGATACCCCAAATGATCTAAATATATTTCATACTTATATCCTTCGTCTGCTATTAGTTCTTGCATTAATTTAGTTCTATCCATTACTGTAATTTACTTTTTCTATTTAATACTGATTCCGGTATAGCAGTATCTTGTATATATTGCTGTAATAACTGTTGTTTTTCTCTAACCAAAGCTAAGTATTTGATTCTCCTAGCATTCTTAGTGTCTTGATCTAGGCTTTGGTTCTTCATTGTCCACTTCATTCTTTGTTGTGTGTCTTTTATATCCTGACGTAAGCGTTTAATATTCCTTGTCCTTGTTTCACGTGGCTCTAATCCGTAAGTATTCACACCAACAAAACGCATCAATGCCTGTGGCACTGTATCTGATGGTTGACCTGTTGGGCGTGGCGTATCTTGAAATGCTTTCACAGTCTTACTGATAGCACCATTAGGTGTTAACCATGATGGCATACCTAAACTATATGTGTACCACATAAGACTCTTAACTCTTTCCTGCATAGGATCACGCTCATCCCAGATAACACGCTGTGTAAACGGATCACGATTTGTTTTCATAGCTAATAAAATGTCAGAGAATGGACCAGAAAATAATCCAGTTGTTCTTTGTAGTTCTAAGAACTCTCCATTACCAACTGCTTTAACTGCATCAAAGTACATATTCCAAGGGAAGAAATAACCAACATCTAGGAACTGAAATCTTCCGTCTGAATCTTTCCAAGGCAATACATACACACCAGTACGCCTAGCTAACCAAGGCTCTAAACTTTTCTGTAGTTTCTTTTCTTCATCATCTTCAAAGCCAAATGCATAAGAACTTAATGCAGTCAATCCAGCAGAGAAAGCTATATAAGGCAGGTAGCGCATAGGATTATTTACAGCTACTTCTATCAAAGCCGGAAACGCTTTGTAATAGAAGGTAAAGAAGGGCATACCTATAGGTGCTTGTCTAAATTGTCTACCGGCTTCTGGCAAATCTGAGTAATCAAACAAAGCTTTCTGTGCTAGTAAGAAAGCATCTGCTTCCCCCATGTTTTGATTTTCCATAGCATGCATAATGACCGCTGTTTTACCTACCGACTCTGTGAATTGATATACATCCCCACCTTTTTTTAGAATCTTTTTAAAAAATATACTTGGCATACTAAAGAAACGAGTAATATCACCTAATGGATGTTTCTCTTGTAGAAGGTCTAACATTTCTTCAGACGTTCTATACAATTCCTGTTCACTAAAACCTGTAGATTTGATGCCATATTTTTCGGCAATCTGCCAATACTTGCCATTACTTCTTATGTCATTTATAGCCCGATACATATGTGGAATAACCTGATGTACTGGTATTCCCCCCACCAAGTTCATTAATATCATATTAGAACCTACATTACGTACAACTGTTGGTGGATTAAGGGGAACCTTTAATGTTTTCCAGATTGAAGTTCCCTTCTTCATTAGAGCAATCCATTTATTGTAGGCATTATCCGTATCACCCAATGTAAAGCTACCGATTATGTCATTATAAATTTCCTTACGTACCGGAACTCCCTTTAACATTCCATATTTCTTAGTCTTAGGTATTCTTCTGTAACCTTTTGGTACATTGGCATCATCAGCTAATCCTGATCTTTCTAAAGCAGGTGCTGCTAAGTCCTCATACTCCTGTGCTTTCTCTAACATAGTAGCGGCTGCTTCAGGTTCGCTAGGCTCAAAGTATTTAGCTTGCTCTCTTAATCTATCTGATTCTTCCTTCAACCACAAAGCACTTACATTTTGTGCATTACCATCACCCAAATCCAACGAAACCATAATGTCATTCTCAGTAATCGCCCATCCTTCCTGTGCAGCAACAGTATTAAAGAAATCTAACATAGCTACATCACGTAGTGGTCTAGTTATTCCTGAAAATACTCTATACTCTGGCGATAGTTCTTCTATATCCCCTAGTATTGCCCTTGTTTCCTCGTCTAAGTCTTTACGTTCTCTTAAATAAGATAAAGGCTGACCATTAGGATTATTTAAAATATGCTTTAAATATAACTTAGGTAAATAAGACCCACGATTATCTTCATAGATTTCTTTTGGCAGTAAACCTTTTTGTACTAATATTCTACCCACTCTATCAATTTGATCCTTAGATTCTATAGCTACTTCTCTTAATTTGGGATCAGTAATTATATTAGGATCAGCATCCCAACCGCCTTCAAAATAAGCATTAAATTCTCTACGATTTCTTTTATATTCTTCTGCACTTCTATCGCCTCTACGTGGATTAAGAAGCGGTCCTAATTTTTTGTATAAACCATCTGCAACTTTTTCAGCTAGTGCTACATCACCAAATGCTAAGTATCTAGATATAAGATACTTCTTAGAGTGAGGCACACTACCAACCCCACTAAACTTAGTAGTTAAATTACCCAAGTAATCCATTGTTCTACGCCATATGTTTGCTCTCTGTGCATCAGCCGGAGTGCTTGAATATTGTGGTGCTACTTTATCCGGCTGTACTTGATCATTAGATTCAAACTTAATGGCATGTACTTTAAATCTGCTTTCATGTTTCTTTGCACCTAGTTGTCGGCTCTTGCCATCAAATGCTGATGATAAAAGGAGAGTCATTCCTGCTTCACTTTGAATTCTAGATTGAGCAGCATACCTATCTTGCATAACTTCCTGCTGTTCTTCTTTAGTTAGTTCTTCATAAGGTGCATCAAACTTTCTTTCTGCCCAATAGTCTAAGCTATTGATCTGCGTTATATCAGCATCATATAAATCTTTAGCTAACTGACTAGGTTTAGCACCTTGAACTTCTGCATTAGGATCATACTTCTTGGCTTGTTTCTGTAACTTATTCCAATATTGATTGTCATAAATTTGCCAGCCTTTCTTGGCAAAGAATCTTTCTATAAGATTTGGAGAAATTCTTCTCAGATTTATATATCCATTATTAATATCTTCTAGAGAAGATTTAGCCTGTTGTAAGCGTCTAGGATCAACAATATGCGCCCTACCTGCCTGTGTTTCATCCTTGTGTATTTCCTGTGGTAAGGCAACGTTTATTTCTGCTCTACTATATTGTGGTTGCACCCCGTTATATATTTGTTTTTGAATAATTTCAGCCATAGCAGGTGGCAGAATACTACCGACACTACCGGTTTCTTCATAAATCATACCAACACCTGACTTGTCATATTGATAATTAGTTGTCTCGCCACCCTCATGTTCCATGATGAAATTATCTGCACCCAAAGATACAGTCAAATCTTTGGTTATCATTGGACCCTGCATGCCAACCAACCTTACATGATCAACATGTTTAAACGCATCTGAATTAGTATCTTGAGAAAAGAGTCTGCCAAAATATTGTGAAGCAGCCATTAATCCACTTAATTGTAATGGATTATCAGCAGGTTCAAGAGCATAACCTTCATCTATTAAAGTCTGCTGTGTAACTACTTGTCCGGTTGCATCATGTTTAAAACTATCTACTACTGCGGATTTTTCACTTGGTACGTTTTCATCTTCAACATATGCGGTTTCATAGGTTTCTCCATAAGGTGTATATTTTGTAATTGATGCAGGATCAACAGACGCATAGAAACTTAAAGAGTCAAAGTAGTCTCGAATTTCTGCTGAATTTCTTTCTGCTTGTTGTTGTGTTGTAGTTAAAGCAATACCATTATAGCCGTTATCATTAGCTAACTTCATAGCAAACCTTATTCCAAAATCTTGCCATGCATTAAAGTCAGGTTTTGGAAATCCCATCAAAGGAATTTTCCCCGTATCAACTGTTTGTAGAAATTGATTTGTAGCTTCTTTAACTTGTTCTTTCGTAGTATCACGAACCATATTGTTTATTTGATTCTGTTCTGGCTCCTTTAAAGCGTCATATTCTTTATTGAAAGTTTGTAACGAATGATATTTACGTAATGCTTTTAGCAAAGCTGCGTAATAATCACTCTGTAATTCTTCTATAAATAAATATTTATCTCCTTCTGCATCATAAACATCAGCAGTTCTCATATTCATAAATCCATTAGGTACTAATTGATAATGTTCATTAGCAAATACAAATTCAGTACCTTTTGAAGGGGAATAAGAAAAAACAAAGTCTCTAGGATTTTCATATTGAACTCTACTTTCCCAATCTAATTCTCTCCTTTCTCCTTCTGCCCATCTTTTATTAAATTCTTCATCTACAATGGCTACTGGCATATCTCCATACTCTTTCGCTTGCCAAATTTCACCACCTGCTACTCGTCTACCTCTAATAAGCATGGCTTGAATAGGATCATAATGCTCATCCATAGTGTCTAAAGAAAATCCTCCTACAATACCTGCTCCTTTAGTAGCTATAGTTGTGCCTTGTCTTTCCATTTGATGTAAACGTACATAATCTTCTAATTTAGGATCAAACCCTAAATTGTAAGGATTATCTGCATTTATTAATGCTTCGTTTAAACGTACCGACTCTTTATATGCTGCTCTCTGATTAAGTAATTGTCCAAAAGCAGGGTCTAATCCATTATTTTCTGCCCAATGCACGATATGGTCACCCCTAAATCTACCAATACTAGGTGGTTTTGGTTTCCACCAATTTTGCATATACATTTCATCTAGCATAGCAATCAAAGGATCAGCAACAATAGAATTGAAATCAGTAGATTCATCAACTGCCAATCCACCAGCTATATCTGAATACAATCTTTTTAAATGTGTTGAATCTTTTGGTCCAGCCCACTCATAACCATTGTCTCCTTCTCTAACAAGCGGTGCTAATAATTTTCTTAATATCTTATTAGTTTTTATATGCTGTTCTCTTGAATAAAGAAAATCTACTGACGCATAACTTGGATTAAAAGCTTTCTTTAAATGTTCAAATTCTTTTTCAGTTACCCATTCAATAGGAGATATTTTTTCTTTTCTAGTTGCACCTCTTTTTAATCTATGTGCAGCTTTAACTGCTTCATATTCCAGCTTAACATCTGGGAAATGAACCATTGTGTAAAATGCAGACTGTCTGCGATCAACAGGTCCTTGATAAAATTTATGTATTGCTGCTGTTGCTTTATCATTTGTTTTTAAATAGTTGCGTATCCTATTTTCTGTATCTAATAAGCCTTGTACCGATCTTTCTTTAGCCTTTTTTAATTTATCAAAAGCAATTCTTTCATCGGCAGTAATAGGATTTAACTTAACAGGTTTTTCTCCATACATAACAACCGAATAAATACCTGTATTTCTATCCAGATAATCAATTATTTGTTGCTTAGTTACCAGATCAGTACCCTTATCTGCAAGCCATTCATCTAAGCCTGTCTCTATAAAATACTTAGGATTGATATTTCCATCAGCACCCTGTAATTTTCTGCCTTGTTTAGTTTCCACAATCCAGTTAGATGCTTGTGTCTCCTTAGTAGACGTATTCAAAGCAGCATTCTTTAATGCATGGAACAGAAACACATCAGTCAACTGCTTACCAGTGGGTACAGAAAGAGTACGACTATATAAAGGCTTATATGGTTTACGCACTTCAGGATCAAACTGCTGTGCCAATGGTCCACCAGTATATGATCCTAGCCAACCGGTCTCTCGGAACTCTCCTTCTATATAAGCTTTATTAGCTGGGTTTAGATTCAATCCGGCTTCCGAAGCATCCTTATAAAGTTGCCCTGATCCTATTGCATCAAGCACATCTTCTAATCTTCTGTACTTCTTACCACTAAGATACTTACCCACTCCATTAAAAAACTTAAATATAGGTTCAAAAAATCTTCTTAGAGGAGGATGGAATTGATAAGGAATCTTACCATTTAATCTGGCTTCATTATAAACACCAGACGCTATAGCTACAGCTTCTTCAAATGATTCAGGTACTATTTGATTACCATCAGCATCCGTACCCAACCTAGTCAATGCAATATTTCTAATGTTATCTTCGTTCTCTCTCAACACCTGTATAACATCATTATTGAAATAACCATTATTAACAAAGTAATGAACTGCTTCATGGAATAATGTATCTTCCGGTGAAGCAAACTTCTTACGCCCTTCTCTGCCAGTCTCTAGATTAATAACAACCATATCCCCTATGGTTACACCAGCAACTTCCTGCATATTCTCGGCATTAAATAATCTATCAACAGCAGCTACATTTGCATCAGGGAATACACGCTTTGCTATACGCCTTAAATTCATAACAAAATCTGGTGCGTCTATATGGTCTTTGAATACATATAGATTCCCTTCAGCCATAACATATGGCTTATCAGGCATTGACATATCTTCACCAATACCACCAGCCAATCCATCTTCCGGCATAGCCGGTGTGGTGCTTAACTTAACCTGTGGTCCAGCTATCTCTTGTAGGATAGCTAAAGGATTAGCACCTGACATTAGCGAAAGCCTAACGGCTTCTGCGTAATCCCTTGAGGCAGCTTCAGGAGCAACTTTCTTTTCAATGTTCTCCTGCTCCAGCATCTGTGTCCTTTCTTCTACTGCTATTTGTGAAGCAAGATTCCTTGCCGGTTGACCGGTTGCTTCTTCAGGCAACAGAACTCTTACCGGAGTACCATCTGGAAATACAACCCTATAAGGTTGTAAGCCTTTAGCTTTGTCTGCTTTCCTAGCTTTAGCCTTTCTAACCAGTACATTAGGAACTAACTGCGAAGCTTCTTTCTCTACATTTTCTTCAGCTGTTGTCAGGCTATTTATATCTTTTCTGGCTATGGCTCTGGCTATTTCCAAGCCGGTAAATGGCATGCCTTTCTTGTCATAGATATTCTGACTAGGTACACCACTGGCTTTAGCCATTAGTATTAGTTCTTGACTGGTATGCTTATTATTAAGCTTCTTTGCCCTGTTAATTATGGCTTCTTGCTTACTGAATTCCTCTGTATTCTCTCTACTTAGATTAAAAGCTGAATCAATAGAAGAATTCTTCTTATCCATTACTGGCAAGACTGCCATTTGTCTCATCAGTTCCCTGCGTTTTAAGCCAGCTACAGCGTTTAAATCATCTACCCCTGTGTTTACCTCTAACCACCTCTTAAACGCTTTGTCAGACGTGCTTATGTTCCTATTAGATAACTCTCTTTCTATATCATTAGGTGATGCAGTACCAAGTTGGTCCTTAACAAAATCATCAAAGCTAAGAGGTTGATATTCAGTAACACCAGCTTTCTGTGCTTCAAGTACATCATCCTTAACCTTCTTCTTATAATCCGCTACAAGCTTTGCATAGGCATTAGTATTAATACCATACTTATCTTTGATATATCTTCTAAAAGCTGGAGACTCTTTCTTGGGTTTAGTCTTGACACCCTTAACCCTTCTGGTTTCTTTGTTTAAATCGTTATAAACCCTGACACTATCTTCATCAGGAAAAGTAGCTACTACCTTTTTCTTATTAACCGGATTGGTGAAAGTAGTAACAAGTGGTACACGCTTAGTGGGCTTAGCTTCTGGCTTAGCTGTTTCTATTGGAATAACTTCAGCTGGTTTGATTCTTTTTCTTGCTAATCTTATTGCGTTTAAATCTAATAAATTAACGTTAAGACCCGCATTCGCTAAATTTGTACTGTCACTAATAGACTCTAATTTTATCTTTTCTTGTTCAGTTATTTCTTCTTCAGTTAAATCTTTTAATTTTTTACCCTGATGTTTACCAGCCAGCATTTTATAATCTAAGCTATTAACATTATCTAATGTAGCCGATGAGTCTAAATCAACAATAACATCTTCACCTTGTTGATTTATAACTCTTAAGGTTCCAGCTTCAGAGACAGCAGTAACTCTAGCTTTATAAGGATTACCAGCCGCATCAAGCATATCTACTTCATCGCCAACCTTTACATCAGGAGGTATAACTATTCTTGGTTCATCTTTTACTTCAACTGGTGCTGCTTCTTCACCAAATTCTTCAGCTAAAACTTCATCTAGACCCTCAATCTTTTCAAATCTAGCTTTAACTGCTTGTGCTGCCTTCTGTACTTCATCCTTTTCAAATTTAGCTTTAACTGCTGGCTCTTTAACTTCACTTATTTCTTCTTCAACAACAATATCCGGTGCAGCATCAACAACTTCACCACGTTGCCTTGCAGCTTCTACTTCTACCTGTCCCTGACCAACTAAATCAATATCTTCCTGTGTTGTACCCACATCCACCGGTGTTGGTGCAGGACCAAGAGGGTCTAAATCTATTTCTCCTTCTCCTTCCAGTACAGTACGCACACCACTTACCGGTCCAGTTCCTAAAACTTCTTCCTCAACTTCAACAAGTTCTTCATCAGGAACCGGTTTAATCAAATCATCCGGATCACCACTTCGATCAAATTTTCTCCCCTTTCTATTGGCTATATTTAAAACTACATCAAAGATAGCACCGGCTCCAGCACCATATCCGAATTCTTCTGCCCAAGATTCCCCAATACCTATATCGGGGTTGTAAATATTTTTCTCTATAGAGTCTTGTAAAAGACCGGCTATAACTTCTTGAGTTCCTTCCACTCCACCAGTAAGTGCAGCTTCAGAAGTCATACCTATCATTCTTTGTATCCGATCTGGACTAACTACTTTCCTACTTAACCCACGCATCAGAGGAAACCACGCAGCGTATTCCAACATACCTACAGGTATTGCTAATGCTAATGCTGAGTTCCTTTGCCCTTCGTCATAATCTATACCAGATTCTCTGGCTGCTTTCATTCTTAAATTCTGTTCACCAACTGCAAATGTTTGTCCGGGCAGCGTTCCATACCATGTATTGAGTAAGGCTTTGCCATAGTTACCGCCTTTCAATAATTTAGGTAGTGCTGTTAATGCTTTTAATCCTCCAGTTGCCCAACCACCAGCAACAAAAGCAGCCATACTTCCTAATGCTTCTCCCAATCTGCCCGGAACAGATTCTTCGTAACCTATTTTGTCCCTTATTTCTTGCAAACGATCTAAGAAAGCACTCTCTCTTTCATCTAAATTATCTTCAAAGCCAGCAAGATTAGTAGCTAAGTCTGATAATGCCCATAAACCTTCCGGTATTTCAGCAGCAATCATACGAGCAAAACTTTTTCCGAACCCACGTGGCAACGCTATGATTTTATCTATAGTGTCATTGTCAGCAGGGGTGACAGGATTCCCAAAGAATACCGGCATGAGTCCTGCGTATTCTCCGGCTCCTTTGGATACCGGCATGGCTTCTTCTGAATCAAACAAAGCACCTTCTTCTGCCCTACGTGCCTGTAATCCAGAATGAACTTGACCAAATGCTTTATTAAAACCATTTACACCAAAGGCTTGATCGCTGAATAATTGAAAGTTCCCTGCGTTTAAACTGCGTAAGGCATCACTCTCTGCTAAAGAGCCTTCATTAACGTTATGGAATAAAGATATAACTGAACGCTTCTGTGAATCGCCCATCCTTCCCCAGACTTCAGGATCAACGTATCTACTTATCTTATCTAAAGCATCCCCTACACCCTCTGTGCGTAGCCTTGCTTCAGCTTCTTCAGCAGTTACTTCCTCTCCTGCCTGATAGGGTGTGCCATCTTGCTTATATTTAAAACCGAAACCGGCAGTTGGATCATCCCCTTTTACCGGTATATTGGCTTTATGGGATGTAATTGCGTTGGGATCAGAAGGATTCTTGAGACCTAACCAAAGAGGCTTATTCTCAAACTTGGCAATTAAATCAAATAGAAAATTGTCTTGTGTCCAATTAGATAGTTCACTTAAAGGATTAACTGCTTGTCTGAGTGGATCAAATAAAGGTTCGTGAACTGATGTACCGGTTATCTCATACGGATTTACAGGAGGTAATGCCATCTTTACCTATCCCAATCCTCAGTTACAGGAGACCACGTCAAGATACGATCTTGCCACGATAACTTATATTCTCCATCTAAACCTTTTGCTCTACTCCAATAATCCTGATTTAGTCTCCCTAAAGACGGATTATTAGATAAGAATTCTTTCATGCTATTAGTCATTTGTTCTTTAGCTTCATCAGTTAAAGACTGACCTACATCTAAATCTAAATCTTCTCTAACTTCTACTTCTATTAATTTCTCTTGATCTGCTATTTGCTGGACCCCCTGACGATAATCAAGTTGGGCAGAAGGTACACCATGATTTGCATACTGTACTGCCAAATCCAATCTAGCAGTTGATTCATCACCCAATTCTTTAGCTTTTGCTAAACGTTGTTCATAGTTATTAACATTAGAAGCTAAATTTTGTCGTATTGATTCCATGTGTTTTGAATAAGCTAATGCACTTGTTGATCTAGATGTTGCCATAGATGATGCATAAGCAGATTTAGTTTTATAAAGTTCAAACAACTGCTGTGCTTTGAGTCTATCTTCTTTCTTAAGATTCTGTAACTGTCCGACAACACCACCACCTAAGTCAGCAAGACCCTGCATTAAAGTAGGTGAACCTTTTTGTGCTGCATTAAATGCACCGGCTGCTATAGCAAGCCATTTATCCTGCATCTTGCCTTTAGGATCAGTCATGTCTTTAATCAGATTTTCTATTGATGTATCTAATAAGCCTGTAGCCATATCATCTTCTGCACCTGTACTTGATCCTGTTAGTGTTGATGATTGGAAACCTTTATCTCTAAGTTGTGTAGCTGTTTTACCACCAGCTTTACCATCATCAGCTTGAACAACAGGCGTTACTACTTCTGCAACTTCTGCAACTTCTTCTACGCCTTTGTTTAAACGATCTATTAGACCTTTATTAGTTTCACTGTATTTAACTAAGCCTTCTTTGGGACCAAATTTTTCCGTTAAGTAATTTAACTTGGCATATTCATCTGGATTATTAGCAAAGAATCTACTAACTGTTATTGTATCTGCTTCTGCTACCCTAACTGATTCCCCTGTGGGTCTACCATGTGGCATCAATCCTTCATAGAAATCTTCTGCTCCAGTTATTCTATCGTGTTCTCCTTTTTTACCCCTAAATATACCTGTTACTCCGCCTTGTGACTGTATCTCATTTAAAGCACCCCTTAACTCAGTGTTAATTTTTCTAGCAGTTATTTCTTTTTCCGTTTCTTCTTCTGTGCCATAACCCATCAATCCTTTAGCAGCAGTTGCCAATCCATATCTAAGCGGAGAGTATTCTTCCGATACTGTATCAGTAGATAATCTTCTTAATTGATCTTCAATAGCAGGACTTATGGCTTGTCGACTATATGGGTAAGCTGCTTCTCCGACTTCAGGAAGAATAGGTCCCATTGTTCCTGATACTGCACTAGGACCAGCATAAGGCTCATAATCTGTTAGGGTTTCTAGTCCATACAAAGACTCAAATTCATCTTGTGGCATTGGAGCAATAGTATCCATTGGGAAAGGAGCAAAGATAGGCGGCTGCTGGACAGATTGTAAATTTAATCCATAAGGATCATCAACTATTCCACCATTAGCATAGTTAAGTAGACCACCGGCTGACATCTTTTTCCTATTTCTAAATGGATTGTACTCATCATCATCCCACCCAAAATAATCTTTTGCTGGAGGCTCATATACTCCTGCTAATTCGCTTACATCTGTACTAACATTTCCGGGGTTGCCAAGTGGCAAACCTAGCATTGGCTCACCAGATGCCACAAGATTTGCATATTGCACATGAGGAAGTCCGGCAACAGGATTCCACCATTTTGCTGTTCCTTCATCACTCACTCCAACACCTCCACCAAGACCCTGCATAAGTCTTTCAATAGAAGAAAAATCTGGCGATAGAATATCTTTAACAGACCCTCCACTTGCAAACATCTGTGTTGGCATAGCCTGTTGTTGAGGCATAGGTTGTTGTTGAGGCATTCCTGTAGGTGCAGGAGGCACAGAAGCCATATTGTTATGCAATGGTTGTGGCATAGCTGTCTGTGCCAACTGCTGAACTATCGAAGGTGCAGTTGATGGTTGTGCTTGTGCTTCCGATCTTATTTTTTGCCTGTAAGCTAATTCAGAAGCTGATAACCAAGGCGGTCCCAGCATACCTGTTTCAGTTTCAGGATTTAATTCTTGTGCCAAACGTTCATCTGACTGACGTTCAGCTATATAGATTAAGTCATTAATATCTTGCGTTATCATGGACCACCCATACCTCTCATCATTCCATAAGCACCTAATCCTGTTTGCAATAACTGTGCAGTAGGATCAGCTGCCGGTCTGTAATATTGATCTGTTCTACTTTCACCAACCGGTATTCCCTGCAATAAGGAACTATATCTAGATAACTGTTGATAAGGATAATCCCTTTGTCTAAGGAAATCTTCATACGCTGTATCATAAGTTCTGCCTAATAAGGCTTGTCTTTGTGCGCCTACATCTGACAATGCTTTCAATCTTTGCATATCTAATGCCTGTTCACGTGACTGTAATCCACCTAGAACTCCAGCACCTTTAAGACCTCTACCCATAGCTGCTTCCCATGCCTTTTGATTAGCAAGCTGTGCCTGTAAGCTTTGCCTTCCTTGTGCTTCTCTGGCTTTATCGGCAGCTATTTGTGCCTGTAAATCCATTTGTCCAGCAGCCTGTCCAAATTTACCTTGTGCTATTTGAGCCTGTAAACGTCTAGAATCTGCGTCTGATAATCCTTTCATCTGTGCTATTTGAGCCTGTAAATT